AATGTAGATCCTCGTCAGGCTTTCCATATGGGTACATACCCTGAGATACCTAATAGTGCAATGAATATGCTCAGTCTTCAGAATAACGAAGCAGAGAGTCTTACAGGGGTGAAAGCATTTAGTAGTGGTATTAGTGGGGCAGCTCTCGGAGACACTGCTACGGGCATTAGGAGCGCCTTAGATGCCACTTCTAAGAGAGAGCTTGGTATACTCCGTAGACTAGCTAACGGTATTACTCAGGTAGGTAGAAAGATTATATCTATGAATGCTGAGTTCTTAGATGACCAAGAGATTATCCGCATTACTAATGATGAGATGGTAGAGATCAATAGAGATGATCTAGGTGGTGATTATGATATTAAGTTATCTATATCTACCCCAGAAGAAGATAACCAGAGAGCAGAACAGTTAGCATTCATGTTACAGACTATGGGTAACAGCATGCCTCAGGATATGTCTCAAATGATTCTAGCTGATATAGCTAAGTTACGGAATATGCCTACTCTCGCACATAAGATTGAGAACTTCCAACCTCAGCCTGATCCTATGCAGCAGCAGAAGGTACAGCTAGAGATGCAGTTACTACAAGCACAGATAGCTAATGAGACTGCTAAGGCACAAGAGAATCAAGTTGATGTTGGACTTAAACAAGCTAAGACTGTCACTGAGGAAGCTAAGGCAAGAGCAATGCACAGTGGAGCTGACCTACAAGACTTGGACTTTGTAAGTAAGGAATCCGGTGTAGATGACGTTAACCAAGAAGAGAGAATGAAGCTAGGTCACCAACAAGCTATGGAACAGAAGGAGTTCGATAGAAGGAAGGACTTGGATTCTAAGACATTTGATGCTATGCTTAACAAAGAATCAGAGGTACCTCAACAGTACCCAGGTTTATAATTTAACTAACTTTTTAACTAACCACATAAGGATTTACCATGACTAGACAGGATCAAGCTATACAAGAAATAGAAGTAGGGATTGAAGAAGCTAAAGAAATTATAGCTTTGAGGGACAGCCTAGATAAGTTAAGGAGCAATCCAGACTTTAAGAAAGTAATCAATAAAGCTTACTTTCAGGACGAAGCAGTCAGACTAGTTATGGCTAAAAGTTCTCCTATGGAAGAAGCACAGCTTGCAAACATAGATAAAATGATGTACGGTATAGGTAGTTTAGCTCAGTTCTTAGATACTATACTACGTAATGGGGATGCAATGGAGCAGTCAGTTAAGGAAAGTGAACAAGCTAGAGAAGAGATACTTAGAGAGGGACTTGATTAATGAATACTATAAATGATAGCAGTTTAGGGATGACAGATGAAGAGTTCCTAAAACAAGACCCTAGTACCTTTGAAACAGATGATATAGATACTGCTGGAGATACAGAAGCAGTATTAGAAGAGAATACAGATACTGAGGCAGAGCATACTGCTGATGTGGAAGTAGAGGATGAGAATCCTCAAGATGTAGAAGCCCAAGAGCAACTTGATCCATCAAGTGAAGATGACGAAGTAAGCCAACCAGAAGGGGATACCCAGACGGAGCATGAAACTGAATCTAAAGTTAATGAGGAAGAGTCTCTTGATACAGAAGCCGAAACTAGTGACACAAATGGGGATACTCAGGAAACACAAGAGGTAGACTTCCAAGGAGCGTATAAGAGGATCTTTGCACCGTTTAAAGCCAATGGTAAAGAGATGCAGGTAGACAATGTCGAGGACGTTGTTAAGCTTATGCAGATGGGTGCTAATTACAATAAGAAGATGTCGGCTATTAAGCCGCAGCTAAAGATTGTGAAGATGCTAGAGAATAACGGTTTACTTCATGAAGGTAAACTTAATAATCTCATTGACCTATCTAAGAAAGACCCTGCAGCTGTAGCCAAGCTTATTAAAGATAGTGGTATAGATCCTTTAGATATTGATACTGATAAGGATGTTGATTACAACCCAACCGAGTATAGTGTATCAGATAAAGAGTATGAGCTAGACCAAGCCCTGAATGATATTAGGGATAGTAGCACTTTTAATAAAACACTAGACGTTATGAGTCAACAGTGGGACACTAAGAGTAAAACTATTATTTCAGATAGTCCTGCGATAATTGGTATTATTGACCAGCATATGCAGAATGGTGTATATGAACAAGTCAGTAGTCTTGTTGAAAGAGAGAAAGCATTAGGCCACCTTGATGGGGTGGCTGATGTGGAAGCTTATAGACAAGCAGCAGAGTACTTAGCATCTACCGGTGTACTAGTTGGGGGGACACAAACACAACAACCAGCTACCAGTGTATCAGAGACTAAAGCAAAACCGGATACAGCAGAGCTAAATAAGAAACGTAAAGCTGCTGCATCCAGCAAGTCTAAGCAGGCTGCTTCTAAACCTAAGGAAGACTTCCTAGGGTTGTCAGATGAAGAGTTTATGAAGCAGTACGCTTAGATTAATTTAACTTTAATTTATAAGGATATATTATTATGGCTACAAATTACAATGACCCACTAGGTGGGACAGCTTCAACTATCGGGTCTCAGGCACGTACTGATTACTACCACAAGAAAGCACTTATCGCTGTACGTGATAAGCAGTACTTTATGCCTTTGGCTAATGTACGTGCTATGCCTAAGCATATGGGCAAGAAGATTAAGCAAGATGTCTACATCCCATTGCTTGATGACCGTAACGTAAATGACCAAGGTTTGAGTGCTGCAGGTGCAGTAATCGCAGACGGTAACCTATATGGCTCTAGTAAGGATACTGGAGTTATCGGTACTAAGATCCCTACTCTTACTGAGAATGGTGGACGAGTTAACCGTGTAGGTTTCACACGTCTACAGATTGAGGGTGATATCCACAAACGTGGTTTCTTCACTGAGTATACTCAAGAGTCTTTAGACTTTGATAGTGATGCAGAGCTTCTATCCCATATTACTGAGGAAGCTTTAGTAGGTGCTAATGAGCTTACTGAGGCAGAGCTTCAGTCGGACCTTATTACTACTGCTTCTGCAGATGGTACTGTTTACTACATCGGTGGTACAGCTAAGGATGAGGTTACTGGTGTAGTTACTTATACTGATCTTATGAACTTGTCTATTGCATTAGATAATAACAAGACTCCTAAGCAGACTAAAGTAATTGCAGGTTCACGTATGATTGATACTAAAACTATCAATGGTGGGCGAGTAATGTACATTGGTTCTGAGATGATTCCTGCTATCCGTGCTATGACTGATTTGCATAGTAACCCAGCATTTGTTTCAGTAGAGAAATATGCTAATGCAGGTAACATCCTAAACGGTGAGATTGGTTCAGTAGATCAGTTCCGTCTAGTAGTCGTTCCTGAGATGCAATCATCTGTAGGTGCTGGTGCTGCTGGAGTAGATATCTACCCAATGCTTGTTGTTGGTGATGGTTCATTTACTACTATCGGTTTCCAGACTGACGGTAAGACTGTGAAGTTCACTATTAACCACAAGAAACCTGGGAAAGAGATTGCAGATCGTACTGACCCTTATGGTGAGACTGGCTTCTATTCTATCAAGTACTACTATGGCTTCATGGCTCTACGCCCTGAACGTCTTGGTATTGTTTGGACAGAAGACGCATAGGTAGAAGTGTAATAGTGTAGCCCTCTAGTTTGTATTGTAGAGGGCTACCATATGAAAACTTCTTTCATAGATAACTAACTAAACACATAAGGACACAACATGGATATTGACAATATGGATATTGAGGATGTAAAAGCAGAACTAGAAGTAGCTGGTGTTAAACTCCACCATAAGACAGGTGAAGCCAAATACCGTCAAGTGCTCTCAGAGGTCGTAGCAGGGACTTATAACAATAAGCCTGATAATACTCCTCCTGTAGCCGTAAGCAGCCCGACAGAGCTTACAGTAGAGCAGAAAGCTATGAAGCTATCACGTATTGTAGTATCTCCAAATGATCCACTGCAATCTACGTATACAGGCCTAATCTTTACAGTCAGTAGCTCTATCATTAATAGAGGTAAAGCTATTAAGAAGTTTGTACCATTCAATAATGATGAAGGGTGGCATGTACCTAATATCTTAGTTAAGCAAATTCAGAATGCTGAGATGCAGAAGTTTAAAACTATTAAAGCAGCGAACGGTGAGAAGCAACTAGTACCGTATATCACTAAAAAATATAATGTACAAACTCTTCCTGACCTAACTCAACCAGAGCTAGATAAACTAGCAGACCAACAAAAAGCTAGAGGAGATACCTAAATGGCGATAACTATAGCAGATCTTA